CCTAGGAAGCACCTGGTGTTTCTTTGATGCTTCTAATATCTTACCTACCATCATAGCATTCCTCTTCTTTGCATACCGTATACTACTACGAACACAACGAATGCTAACGCAGCAAATCCCAGAAACCATAGAGCAGCTACGCCTATGTTTTCTTTTAACTCTTCAATCTTTCTTGCTCTGTCTTTAGCATCCTGTTGTCTTTTCTTTCTTGCTTCAACACAGAACCTTACATAATCCTGATGCAATCCTGGTCGCCCCAAATAAATCATTAACTGTTTTAGTTCTTCTTCTTTTTGTCTGAGGCTTTCAAGATGCATAAATGTTTCTAAATCGTTTTCTTCCTTCCCAGTAAATGTTGACCAGATACTGTTCTTTCTTTTATTGTGAGCAGCTGCCACGGCATCTTTACTATCAACGAATTTAGCAATGTGAGAAGCACAGTCACTGAGTTCCCTGCCATTGTTGACAAATTGTTTTATAACCGAATAAGCAGCATTCGCTGCTGCAACATACTCTAGCAATCATCATCCCCTATTTCTTAACCTTCTTAGGTCTGCCCCTCTTCTTAGCTTTAGGTTTATCCTCAGTAGGTTTCTTCTCTACCTCCTTACCTTTAGCCAGGTGTGGGTTTAGTTTCAATAAACTCATAACCATTTTTCTAATCCACCTCCTCACAAGTTTCATTCCTCAAGTAATGTTGGGTCAATCGCTCTAATCTCATCATCTGTCATAGATAGTTTTCTATATGCAGATACTTTGTCCGATTTCTTTTTATCCTCTGCTGCAATCAATTCTTTTCTTTTAGCTTCTACTTGTGCGCTTGTTATCTTGTTTGGGTTACCATTTTCAAAAACAACATCTGAAAATTTTTCAGTGCCATCTTCCGCTACGGTTTGACTGCATTCTCTTGTAGGGTCTATTGCCGTAATAGCTGCGAGAATATTTGTTTTAAGATTTTTACCATCGTGTTTTGCCATTATACTGCTACCTCCAATGCTATAAAATTTGCCTTAACACTACCATTATTAAAAGAGGATGTTCCTCCATTAACTCTATGTTGTACTGTATATGATACAGTGCTAGTTGTGTTTGGCTGGTCAAGAAAAGAGAAATGCAATGTATGTCTAATACTTTCACCCTGTTTATTACTGAAGCCATTATTATTTCCTAAATTATTTCCATCTCTAGCAAATGTGTAATAACTATCATTACCTGATGACATTTCACCCATAGCTGAACACATCAATAATACTTTGTGAGATGCACTCGCTGGGGCAAATGATAAAGTTAAATCAGGAATGTCACCAAAACTACTGCTTGTTCGTTGGTGTACATTTGTTTTATGTGTTTGTTCAGTTCTAATTAATCCTCCCTGAACCGTTGCAAATTCAAATCCATTTGCTCCTGAGTTAGTACGCAAGAATTGTCCAGCTGTACCAATGGCTACCGCAGTAGCATTACCACTAGAGTTTGTGGTTACGATTTTATTATTACCTAATCCACTAATTGGGTCAGTAACACCTCTAGCTAAGAATTTCCAAAAGTTACTATTCTCTGTTCCAGATGTTGATGGTGTTTGGTTAGTTGATGCAGCTACTGCAATGTAAGTTGATAGAACACCGCTGTCAGTGTGCTGCACAAAGTCATCAATCGCATAAGTGTTTGCTGATGACCAGGTTCCACGATTTACTAATTTAACACGTCCTAGATTAATTGTTGCCATTATACTGTTACCTCCAAGTTTCCTGTTGTTTGATTAATAGTGAATGTTAGGTTTCTACTAGCAAAGAAACTTTCATCAAATAAATCTGAAGCAGTATTGTCAGCATTAGATATTGCTATGTTGTCTGCTCCTCCGTTAGTAGTCGTTACCTGTAGATCCTCGTTTACTCCATCACTATTAGTGTCAACAAATTTGAAACCATAAAATTCACTTGTGCCTGCATCTCCGTAAACAAGGTCATTACCAGCAGCATTTACAACGATAGCCTTCTCCTGGTTGTTAGCCATGTCACTTACTATGTCTGCTATAATCCTTGCTTTAGTCGCCATCGTTTACTCCTTTGGGTATTTATCCTTAATTGCTTTTATTGTAGCTTTCCATCCATCAATTCCCTTGTGGTATATCTCATCTAGTTGCTCTGCAATTAGCGGATACTCTCTCTTACTAACATTTACCTCACTATCATATGCAGCCTTGTTTGCTTTAAAATAATCGTCTAATTCTTTTTGAGTTGGTTTTGCAATTTCATTATCTTCTACACCCTTCATTGAACCCCAATTCAAATCTTTTAGTTTTTGTTCACCACTAATGAACCAAGCACAACCCTCGTACTTTGGATTATGATTAAGTACCCATGCTATATCTGTCGCCATTATTCACCTCCTCCTATGTAACAAATGCTGTTGTTGACGGGTCAAGTTCCCACACCCATATTACAGTTGATGACTGTCTATCTCTAGCTGATGTGTTTTGTGGGTTCCAAGCTTGACCAGGTCTTGTTGAATTACCGCCACGTCCATGATAACCAAGGTGTACTCTAAAGGTTTCAGCACTATTAAAAAAAGTTTCACTTGAAGTGTTCACCCTTCTTGACCACATCATCATTCCTTTTGGCCCATCATTGTTTGCACTACTCTCTGGTGTAATCCAGTTGTTACCTCCAAACACCTCCGTATCAGCACCACTATCTTCAGCACCACCTGATACTTTTGTTACTTTCATTCTTTCTCCAACCCTAAAAGATGATTGTATATGGGATGGTGTCCATCCTTGGATAAATAAATCACTATCTGCTTGGGCCTTTACAAAATCAAAACTAATTGGGTATGTTGCGCTACTGGTACTACTAATACTAATGTTGTAAGTTGCGTCATTGAACATTGTTATTTTTCTAATTGCACTAGTAACATCTCCAAACTCAAATGCATTAGCACCAGCATTGGTACGCAAAAATTGTCCTGCTGAACCAATCGACACAGAGCTTACTGCTCCTGACCCATCTGTTGTAACAATTTTATTGTTACCTACCCCAATAGAAACTCCACCAGCAAACAATGACCAGTGAGAAGAGTTTACTGTTCCTCCAGTTGATGGTGTTTGCCCTGACGCTGGTGTTGCGTTTATATAAACATATGATGACAGTGCGCCATCTGTGAATTGAACAACATCCCTTTCTTCGTATGTCGTACTTGCATCATAGGTTCCTTTATTTACAAAGGATATTTTTCCTAGGTCTACTGTAGCCACTGTTACCTCCTTATATCGTTGCTATCAAATGACCACTAGCATTGAGTGACCAAGTGAAACCTGTTGCTGCGTACACAACATCACTAAATGTTGCATAGGTGCTGCTTGTTATATTATCTGCCCCACCGTTAGTCGTGGTGACTTGTAGCTTATCTGCTATGCTGTCACTGTTTGTATCGGATAGGACGAACCCATAAACCTCTGCGCTACTTGCTGCGCCTGGTTGAAACTTACCGCTTGATTGATTAAAGATTAAAGCATCGCCATCAGCAACGCCTGTAGTCTGAACATCGTTAGCATCGTTTATAGAAAAGTTAGCTAGGGTAAATGTACCATAAGCAATGATGTCTACACGGTCTGTACCACTGACACCTATAGCACTAGCAAAAACCACTGACGTACCATTAGTTACTGTTACGTCCTGACCATTTACCATTTTGATACCATTTAAGTAAACGTCCACAAAGCCTGCATCATAAGCTAAAATATTTCCGTTAGCATCAGCCCCTGTGATTTGTTGTGTGCTACTAGTTACTGCATATTGAAAGCGATTTGCGGTGCCGTTGATTGCGCTAGCAGCCGTAATAAATCCACCTGAAGCGAAAACTTTTAGTGCTTGTTGACCAGCTTGAGTGTGAAAATATAGGTCACCAATTTGTAAGGCCGTACCATCATTTCTAGTAGCTGGTGCGGATGCATGACCTCCTAGGTATACATCCGCAAAGTTTGTAATATCTGTTACGTTGTTAGCAGCTGTTGTTATGTCAGCTGATATAGGGCCTAATGCAGTTATCTGTGTGTTAAGACCAGCTACTGTTCCAATAGTGTTGGCCCCAGATAGATTAGCACCTACTGTGTTGACGTTTGCCAGGTTAGTAGCATTACCACCAATAGTGTTAACATTGTTAATATTGTTACCTACGTTGTTAACATTGGTAATATTGTTGGCTACTGTGTCTATCTCAGATGTTGTTTCTTGTAAGTCCTGGGCAACAGTATCTATTTCAGATATTGCCTCATTAAGGTCATTAGCTACTGTGATAACATCATTAATGTTGGTGCTGACAGTTGTAACTGCTGCCATATTTGAGTTGACGTTAGTTATTGCAGCTACATTATTTCCAACATTCTGCACTTGATTTTTTATTGCTGCTACATCTTGAATAGCATCTGTTGCTTCTGTGCCATCTTCTATATCTGCCAAGGTAGCAATGTCAGCTGTTATAGCAGCCAGGGTTGACACGTCAGCAATCTTAGGCCCAGCTTCTGGGTTACCAGTTGTTGCATTGAAACCTAGTACAGTTCCTAGTCTGCTTGCCTTTACAGGCATAGTCATATTAATGTCATCTGGGTCACCTACTGGTGCTTTGATGGATCTGTTTAGTTCTTCTTTGTTATCACCAAGCTGCATGGTGATTGTATCAAAATCAGCCTCCAAAGATGCAGCTGTAATATTACCGCCAGCTGTATATACGCTAGTTCTTGATTTAGGTACGTTAGATTTGACAGCTACTGTTTGATTGTTTGTTGGTGTGTGGTCTGTAGGGGTAGTGATAAAAACAACCTTACCAGTACCATTAGCATTTAGACCAGCAGCGTTGCTGCTATCTTTTATAGAGTAGTGTACACTTTCTGTTTTCTTGACGTTATCTACAAATACTTCAATGTCAGAGGTAGCGTTAACCTGGAAGCTAAAAGGAAATTCTGTAGTAGATCCATTAGCAACGGCTTGTACCTTTCTTGTATTACTGTTAACATCAAATGTAGCCATAGCATACCTCACTTAATGTATATACCAAATTTGCTATTTTGTCATTAGAGAACATAATTATTCTACTCCAAATAGTTCCCTCATGTTCTTATCAGATGCTGCTTCCATTTCCCCTAATGATGGTTTTAGTAACAATCGAGGGTTGGTTCCCATCTCTTCTTTGAACACGTCACGTTGTTGAATTAATGCTGCTAAGTCAGGAAACTCGTATATCATGAGATCTTTGGCATATGATTTATATTCATTATCAATGCCTTTTAAGATATCAATACGATGCGCTCTAGACGCAGGCTCTCTTACAGCACCTATCGTAGAGGTACTCTGTATCATCATGTTTGTGTATTGATCACTATTTATTGCCAATTTCATAGTTTCTACTACGTTTTTAGGCATTAGGCTTTCACCACCTGAATAAACTTGTGTTTTGAAATATTCAGTAGCATATGGAGATTTAGAAGGGTCATTGTATAACTCTACATATCTAGCATATTGTTCTGCATTTAGTTTGATTTGTGGTTCACCCATAGTCACCGATAGCCTAGGAAAAGCAAAGTTTAACTTCTCTAGTTCTTGATTTATAATGTTTGCACCTGGCTTAGATATTATTCTCCAAGGCTGTATAAGTTCCCAACCTGTACCTCTAGTTTGTGGTAAAGGCTCATTCCATCTATTTGTTTTAACAGGTAACTCACTAGAACATCCTGCAGTCTTAGAACAAATACCATTTAACATTTCATAGTATGCTCTTGTAATAGGGTATAGTCCTGCAGGTCTATCCCAAAAAGGTATATCAACATCTTGATATTGTTCTTGTGGTATAATGCTTGAGCCAAACTCACTACCTAAAGTCATATCTCCAAACTTAGCACCCTCACCATAACCAGATCTCTCTATACTACCTTTGAGTTGTACACCTCCAAAACCACCAGACATAACGTGTTCTTTGACAATTCCACCTGCCATAAAGGTTTGTTTAGCCAAGAGTTGTGTTAGTCTTTCCATTTTACTTTCATGGCTCTCAAACTTAGATCCTGCTAAATCTACTATCTCTCCTATAAACTGTGTCATAGGTAGAGCAGTAGCTGTGTATTTCATTGTAGCAGTACCACCACCTAGAATAAGATCTAAGGCAGTATCATCATCATCTAAGTTATAAAGAATATCTGTTGCATCTGCGGCCATTGCCAAAGTACCAGCTACAGGGTCGTATCTTGCATAACTAACAAAATCCCATTCACCAGTTTTAGGATTTCTAATACCAATAGAGTATGGTTCGTTGTTTTCTAACCAACGTGTTCTTTGTTTCTGATCTCTTGGGCCATAGCCTGTGATTACAAAATCTTCATCATAACCACCTGCTGCAACATACATTGTTGTAGCAAACAAACCTGCACCCGTGGTCATTCTTACTAATGCTTCTTTTCTTTCTCTAGCATTACCATTGATAATCTTATCTCTCATTACACTAGGCATCATCAATGCCAATGGTGTACGTTCTGATACACGTCTTACAATCTGTGTAGGAGTTTTATAGAAAGGAACCCATATCTTAACGACAGGATTATTAAAGAAACCACTAGCCTTACCTAGAGTACCAGGCAAATCATCTTGGAAGGTAATCATTCTAGCAAACTCAGATGCCTCATCAAATGTACCTTGGCTTTGTTGTGTTTTAAGAAAAGTAGATTGATATACTTTTGCAGCTTCTTTGTTTATTTGTTCAACAGTTTTACCACTATCTTTTAGTGCTACACGTTTTGCTTTTGCAGCTTCACTAGCAGCCCTATGAGCCAAGGCATCTATTTCCATACCTCTACCCATAGTCTTAAAAAACTCATCAATAGCTATCATAGGACGATAGCCTAATGCTCTCATTAAGATACCAAAACCATCTATAGTTAGAGCGGCAGCACTTTCAATGTTTCCCCCACCTTCGCCCATCAATCGACTACGCAAACCAAAGGCGTGTCTTGTGATTGACCTACCACTTACGTCTAATTTGGAAACATTTTCTGTTAATGACTTTTCATGTATCAATGCGTGTGACATGGCCATTAATGCTTGTGGGAAGTATGTAGCATGAGCCTTGAGCATATGATATGCTTCTTTGAAATCACCTCCCATAAACCGCTCTATCATTTGCAGTTCCATCATAACACCTGTACCTGCAGCGTTATAAGCATGAGTAACACCAGAGGATAGCAATGCAGTTTGGTATATCTCCATAACTAATCTTGGTGACATTTTTATTGTTTCCAAGAAAGTGTTACGCATGAATTTATTTCTAGTCTTATCGTTAGGTAGACGTTTGTAAGCAACCAATAGACTTCTTACGGCATCTTCCCCACCATTAGCTTCTAGAAATTCATGTACATTTTTGTCTGTAATATTAGCAGTAAAGTCACTTACTGTGTTTGTATCCATCCAACCAGCTAAAGCATTGATACGGCTCTTACCAGGGGATGCAATAATTTTATTAGATACTAAGGCTCTACCTATATCTTCTTGTGCGCCTACTAATTGTATCTGTGCATATGCACTTATGTTTAGAGCCTGTAAGGCCCTAGCCATATCTACTGCCTCACCACTCTTCTCATATTTCCTCAAGGCCTTTTGTGCCAAGATCTCGAAAGATAAAACTGTACGCCTAGCTGCTAAAAGTTGTGCATCACTAAATAGTCTATCACCAGGTTTACGTTCAAGAAGTTGTATCATTATATCTGTAGAACCAATCTTGTTGGCATCAGCTATAATCTGTTCAAAACCTCTCTCACCTTTTTGTAGTAATGGTTTACCATCTGGCCCTGTTGTACCTTTGTAATGCTCATACATTGCTGCAATAAGTTTCTTAAATTGTACATCAGCAGTATCACCAGTTAGTTTGCTATCTATTTTATTTAGATTAGGTAGAACAACATCAAAATCTATATCACTCTTCATGAAGTTTCTTACTTCATTAAGTTCTTCTAATGACATAGAACGTATCAATACGTTACCACTAGTGTCAGTAGTAGCTACAGGGTTCTCACCCTTGATGTTTAATTTTTCTTTTGATTTCTTTTGATTAGGACTACGGATAGCATCTGTACCACCCATAGTATCAGTCCAAGTATCAACAGCATCTGTAACTACTTTACCTATCTTCTTGGTAATATTAGCTTGTGCATATTGTACAGGTTCCCCATCGGGGTATTCTGTTTGTACTGGCTTGATAAACTCTTCATTAGCTGGTTTACCAGTTCCATCAATAATCTTTTCTGTAGGGATATCACCACCTTCAGGTAAGTCTGGTGTTAAGACATCTGAAGATAGTTTGTCAATTTCGTCTTTAGGTATAGACACTATTTACCCCCTTTTATTTTTATATCTATTTCATTATTATTTTCTTTTATATCAACACCTACTGTATCATCAATAATCTGGTCTACGTTTTTAGCAGCTATGGTTTCTGCAGATGGTGCAAGTTTTTCTGATACTTTACTAGCAACACGTTTACCACCTTCCATGACAACCTGACCTGCTCTATTGAGTGTTGGGCCCACAGCTGATCCTACAGCAGTTGAAGTAGCAACCTCACCTACATTTACTTCGTCTTGTTTACCTGCTCCTACTTTAACTTTCTGTTGACCTACATTAAAACCACCTGCATATACTCCTCCTTCTGCCATCATGAGTAAATCAGATGCATCAGGTTTAGACATAACAATTCTTTTTAGTGCTTCTTTAAATCCTACTTTGGTTAACTGCTTACCAGCTGACTTGCCAATAAGACCAATACCCATAGTTCCCAAACCAACCAAGTTGGCGTAATCAAATACAGTATAATACATACCACGCCAGAAGTTCTCAGCTAACACTCCTTCTCTATCTGCGGTTTCCATTAAGTAATACATCGCGTGCATTGCTTGTGGTGGCGCACTTTCTAACTTAGCAACATTGAAAACCATATTAGTAAAGTTGTTTTCAAAACTAGACATGAAGTCTATTCCCCATTCAGAATATTCTTTGTCTGTTTTAAATTCATCTGCACCTGGTTGCATATATGCTCTAAGCATTTTAGATGCTCTTGCCCAGTTAGGATCTTCAATAACAGTTTCTTGTCGTAGTTTTTTAACTCTTTCTATTTCACTATCTGATATGAGTTCATATGGAAAACCATAAACTTCTATTTGTTGTTTCTTATATTCCATAGCCTCTGGTGTGCCATCTTCAATATTGTCAGGCAAACCTACTTTCAAAGGTAACTCACCAGGGTAATACTTTTGTTCACCAGTATGGACATCGTAATAGATAGAGTACGTTTCATCTGCACCTAAACTACTGCCACTACCAAACCAATCTTTGCTAAACTGTTTGCTAAATTCATCCATTACTCATTACTCCAAAGAGGTAGTTGTGTTTGATCAAATGTAGGATCATTGAACAATGTATCAGTTCGTTCTAACAAATCCTCCCATTTTTGTAGACCAACATTATCATTATCTCTTCTTGCTGCATCAATGAACATTAACACTTGCCTTCTTGTGTAACGCTTCATCTTAGTGACAAGAGCAGTATTTTGTCCTTGTACGTTTGGTATCTGCTCTGTAATTAATCTTGTCATATTGTCTGTAACCCACTTGTCTGCATCAAATTGACCAGTAGTATCATTACGTCTTGCTTCTGTAAGAGCAGTTATACCCGCAGACAATACGTTAGCTTGTTGACTATTTAACCAAGTTTTATCTAGATACATATCAGCAGGAACACCAAGTTCATCCTTCATACGTTTGATGGCTGCTTTGAAATCTTCGTCATATAAATTGCTATATTTTTTTACAATCTCTTTGTAATACTCAAAGGTAATTTTTTTATCGTTAAGAGCCTTAACAACATCTGACATATCATATTGTGGATTTACTTTTACGATATCCATTTCAAACAATGCTTCTGTATTTACATCGTTCCTAAGAGCAAAGTTTGTTACATCAGTATTATCACCAGGTTTTTTAGTGTGTAGATCATATGCTGTTTTAAATTCTAAGTATTTCTCTGGATCTCTTGTTTTAAGAATAGTGAGTGAATTTTCCATATTCACCAAAGCAGCGGACTTTGTAGATGCATTGTTAGTATCATTGTAAGTAATTAGTGAAAGATTAAATGACCTTTCTGCATTCTCTACATCATTTTTTCTTACACTATCATTGAACCCAATCTCTTTTTCTGTATCGTCCATGATGTTATTCCAACCTGTACGCAGATTGTTAACAATAGTATTCCTATCGTCTGCCTTGGTAGAAAACAAAGCAGCTCTTACACTTGGTGGTAACTCTAGTGCTACTCTACTTTTAGGGCCTTCCTCTACTGCTTTTAATACACGTTGATAGAATACACCTCTATTAGCAGAACCTTGTTTATACATTTCTTCTAGGACAATATTAGATTGTATTTGTAGAACCCTTGCATCAAACGCGTTTGCTATTTTAGTAACTTGACTTTCACTCATACCTACTGCAACGGCACCAGCTAATATCTTTTTCTTTTCTAGAACAATTAGTTCATCAATAAGTTCACCACTAGTTTTTGTTTCTGTAACATCACCAGTATCTATAGCAGTAACACTTTCATTTACTGCGCCAAGAATAAGTGTTCTTAGTCCACCACTATTACTATCTAAAAATAGTTCTGCTTGTGCAGCGTATAATGCAATCTCTTCGTCTTTCTCACGTTTTAGAAATGCACTAGCCTCTGTACTAATTTTACCATATGCATAGATACCCATCTCTGCTCTAAACTTTTTAGCAAGAGCAGGTGATGTTTGATCAAAGGTAGCAGCGTAACCATCAATCAAAGTATTAAATTTATCTCTAAGTTGTTGTGGATCGAGGTTACGTTTTTCACTATCTAACAAATCTGAAAGAATAGTTTTCTTAGCTTCAAATGTTATGTCATCATAAACAGATTGTAGAGCAGCTCCTCTTGCAGCTTGACCATACACACTATACTTATCACCAGGTATTTGTAGTTCTACACCACTATCTTTAGCCGCATTGATTTGTTCAGGTGTTGGTGCGTTCTCTGCTCCAAACTCTGCTCCTTCAATCTTAGCCATACCTTCAGATTGTTTCATAAAGAAGTTAGACATTTGATCTAACTTACCTGATATCTGTGCGTATCCTCTTGCTATTTCTTTTTCCGCAGCAAAGTCTACGTTAGGCATATTTAACCTTTGTAGTGTTTGCTCGTATCTAAGTTGCTCTGCCATAATTAACCTATCGCATAATTATAACCAGACACACTACCATCCAATGGCAAGGCTGATGTTGTTGTTGCTGTTGTAGCAGCTGTGTTAGACGCAAACATTCCAGTCAAACCTGATGTTCCATACACCGAACCAGCTGTAACAAATGACATACCAATGTTAGCAACAGCCATAGTCTTTGCATTTGATACGGCTACTGCACCTGCATATCTATAATTATCTGCTTGATATTTACCCATCTTCTTAGCGATGGTCGCGTTATCTCTTGCTATAGTAAAATCATTTACACCTTGTCTAAGATTGTAAGTGCTAATAACGTCTGCACTATCATAAGATGCATATGGATCTAGGTTACCAGCTGCCGCTCTAGCTGCGTTTGCCGCCATAACTCTATTCATTTTCTTAATAGCATTTACACCTTGTTGTTTATATGACAATGCATCTAATCTTGATTGACGTTCTGTAATATCTGCTTGACGCTCATACATTTTCTTTTGTGCTTTTGCCGCTTGTATTTGTGCATAACCGCCTACTACGGCAGACGCTATCGCCATTACTGCTAAAGTTGGGCCGCTCATTGTCCTACACTCACTTTGTAATCTAAACTCAATAGCGTAAAGAACACTGGTTGAGTTTGGGTTATTGTTATTTGTGCATCCCTAGAATATCCAAGGAAGCCTTGTGTTTTTTTCTTGCCTGTAAATGATACAACACCACCTGCTCCTGATAGTGCTATAGTCTGTAAAGGAAGGACATGACCATTTAAGGCTAGGTTTTGTGATAGATACATATTGGGTGTAACTTCTAGTATTCTTTTTCTTTGTCCAGCTACTACACCACTAGGCAATCTAAGTTCTACAGGGTTGGTCTTAACCTCTACTGCATAATCTAAACCTGCTTCTAAATAAGTTGTTGGTTGTCCACCAGCTGTAACATTACCACTAGAAACAGTTTGGTCAGGGTCTACGATATCATCACGAATAAGTTTTACAGTCTTGCCATCTAAATGAGAATGACCACCATATGTGTTACCTGAGAAACCTGTTAGTGTTTGTACGGCACTATCCGTTGTAAAATCTTCATCAAAGATTTCTAAATAAAATTTAGTTGCTCCACCTATAGTTCTTTTTACGATTGTGTAGATGTCATCAATATCAACAGCTATATCTTTGAATACACCGTCTGTTACTAGATGAGATGGTGCTACAATGTTTTGTCCTTTGTTCAACATGAATGCAGCTATCTGACCTGCGTGTTGTAAACTAGCAGCTCGATAACCCGTAGTATCTTCGCCATTAACTATAAGAAACAAATCACCTTCTGTAGTATCTGTTGCAGAACGTAGAGCCATCTTTTGTGGATCTACAAGTAAGTGAGATGCAAGTAAGGATATATTGTTAGCAACATAAGAAAGTTCTACATCACTAAACAATAGTTCTCTTATAGCTTTACCAGATCGTTGTATAAATAACGTACCACCTTCAGCAGCTTGTGGTTTAATAAAAGGTTTTGCTCCACGTTTTGTACTAGACTTAGCAACAACATTAGCTGGAGTGATTGGGTCTAGATCACCTTGTGGAATAAAAAACTCAGCTCCTGTGGTGAAGATTTGTAAATCTCTACCAGAACGTAAGCCAGTAACAGTATTAACGCTATCAGTAGATAACGTGATTTTAATAGCATCATCGTCTAATCCTTCAGCTGCTTTGAAATTAAAAAAGTCACCAACCTTTGAACCAAACAAAGATGAAGGCAAAGATGCACTACCACCAAAGTATAAACGTCCTTCATGAAAGGTAGCTGTGAAAGGCCAACCCCTGCTATTTGACCAGGCATCTTCGTAACCTGTTTCTAAAATAAAATTACTTGTAGCATCAGTATCAAAGAATGGTATCTCTACCATTGCTTCAACCTCTGTTGCAGAATTAAACCTAGTTATTCTTGCTCTACCAAAACCATTATCGATTTCTAAAAACTGATCTACGTTACCACTGCTAAATATACTTTGAGATGCAGTAATAGTTACTGTGCCATCTACTGCACTAGGAGTGATAGTTCCAGATGGACTAGACGTAGAAAGACTAAATGCGTGTTTAGGTACAGTCAAGTCAGATGCAAGACTGGTTGCTGTCCAGGTAGTGTTAGTTGCTCCTCGCACTACTTTGAACGGTACAAAGTTAGGATGAACACAAATCAAAGTATCAGCTGATTGTGTAAAACTTAATTTAGCTAAATCAAAAGTAGATGTTGCGTATAAAGTTCCAACATTAAAATCTATGTAATTGTTACCTGAACCATTTATGTTTGTAAGCAAAGTTCCTTGTTGGAAAAAATGCATACGAATTGTTGTTTGATTGTTTTGAGCAGTCATTACAATCATAAAAGATTGTGATGATGAAAACTCAAACGGCACCAGGTGATGACTGTTAGCTGCACCGTGGCTTGTTAAATCTAAAAGAAACTTTAATCCAGGCCGTCTGCTAAAACCTCCTTGAGGTTCAAAGATAACATTCTTTGCAGATGATACACTTGTATAGTATTGTTGTAGATCTAGTCTGCCATATAGAAGAGGATCTATCTCACCAATACTAAACGATGCTTGGTATTGTTGTACTCTACTCATCTAATATCTGTTAGCAGATAATCACCCACTACAGATGGTGTCTGCCCTCCACTGTCAATAGATGCAGCTTGTCTAAAAAAACCTCCTCTAAAATTCTCAGCTACAGTTCCAAGTGCAATTTGTTTCCAATAATCTGATTTAGTTGTTTGATCGGTTATGACTTCTGCTAAATGCCAAGCCATTTGATATGCTAACAAAGTAACAAAGTAAGTTGGCATTGAGCCTTCACCTACTGCTTTTTGATAATCTATATGTACTTCTGTTGCGTCTGTTCTTAGAACAGCTGTACCGTTTGCAGCTTGTCCTACCTCCCAATCTTTAAATAATGGTGCGCCAGCTGTGCTGCTAGTTCTTACAGCTTCAGGTACACCAATGAGCATATCGTTAGGAAATAGGTATTGAAATGTCCATTCGTTTTGTGGTGTGTTGCTATCTCTAGTTAGTTGAGCCTTTGCAATAGTAAAAGACCACTTGTACATTCCTAGTGTAGAAAACTTAACCTCTTTGTAAATAGTATCGCAGGCTTGTGCAGCTGGGGAACCATCAGAAAAACTAGTAATAGCTTCTGCCCCAAGTAGTAGTAACGCTTTGTTACAAATCTTTACATCAGTATCGCCTGCTGCCATTTACAACCTCCTTATAGTAGTAGGGGGCCTTGCAGCCCCCTACCATATTACTTTAGTCAGTATCAGTGTTCGCTAGTGTAGTACCATCGTTCACGTCCACCACAGTTCCTGTGTTTGATAGGACATAAACTAAAGTTGCTACTAGCGTACCGCCAGTACTTGAGTTCACGAAAATCATATCGCCTACGCTAACTTCTTGTGCTACTGAATTGAAGTAACCTTCAGTGTTAACGTCTGCAATAGCATCCGCTGTCGTATAAGCAAACATCTGTGGAGCAGAGCCTTTCTTGGACTGTCCACCGATTGGGTTCCACCCATCTCTACTAAACGCCATGATTAAGCCTCCCTACAGACAACATCTACTATACCATCAGTATCAATTGCGATACTTCCCATAGATAGCTTGGCTGTCACCAAGAAAGATGTTTTCTCTGCTATATAGTTAATTTCTGTAGAAGCAGGCATCCCTACTGCTACACCTAGTGCGGATTGATGAAACGCAAAACAAGTACGATCATTTGAACCATCAATAGATAATCCACCCTCATCCCTGTCACCAAGAATGTGGAATTGGAAACCCATCATAGTATTCAATTCACCAGATACTAATGCTCTAATGTTTTGAAAATCACCGCTGATTGCTCTTTCATCACCAAGAAGTCCAGCCAAATTGTTCGCATGAATAATCATGTGACGATTTCCTGTTGGAACATTCTTAGCGTCCATTGCTTTCTTCGCTGCAATAATCTTACCTACGTTAAGGTCAGATGCCGTTGCACTACCAGTTGTAACAACAGTGTTTGCCACTGTGCTACCAGCTGATGCAGCTGCCAACGCGTCCAAGATAATTTGATCTTGTCTACGTCCAATAGCTGAACCAACAACCTGTGCAAGTTCTCTTCGCTCATCGAAGTTGATTTTATTTTGCAGGAAGATGTCACTGTATTCACTCGCAGAAAAATCTGTAAGTGTACAGGACACACTTGAGAAACTAGTGTTTAGAGGTACTACGTCTGTACCAGGTGTTCTAACACTAGCTTGTCCTTTCCCTACTTTGGGAAAGTTAACCGTAGAACCGACTACTCCAGTTCTGGTTCTTGCTGCGCCAGTAAGTACCGCTGCTCCTTGGTACGCTTGATGTACCTCGGCTTCAAACAGCTGCGTAAACGCTGGCGACAAGTTTGCTCTTGTTGTCATAATATGCCTCCTAGCATAAAGTTACGTTTACAAAGTTCGCAACAGTTATCCAGAAAGCCTGGGCTGTAACCTACGGAATACGCTTCCGCAACGGCTGATTTCTCAGCTGCCAGAACGGCTGTGGTTACAGTTATCGTTCAATATAATATATATCTCACAAGACCCATCTTGTAAAGTTATTTATATCTGTCCTCAAATTCCTTCTCAACACTACGAGTATAAGCAGGGTCAGTTCCATATTTTGGATCTGCCATCTTTTGATTTATTCTACTACGGAAATCATCCTCGCTTTCTTTACCTGCTTCATATGCAGTTGTTGTTGGTATGTTAACATTCTCACCCGTCATTGCTCTAACCTTCTGCAACAAACGTGCGCCAACAGCAGTGCCACCCCATATGTCTATTTCATCTAACTCATCTTTTGAAATGATACCTTTGTTAACAAGTCCATTTGCCCAGGTGATGTTAGACTTAATTATTTCATCTGCGTTTTCGCCTAGCATTTTTTTCTCTTGAGCAACAGATAATGTTTCCGCTTCCGCGTTCGCACCACCCATCTCCATAACTTTTCCTGCCAAACCTTCAAACGCTGCTTGTGATATACCATTATCTTTTGCCCATCCACTAAAGAAAGTTAACAACGCATCATCTTGAGGAACACTATCCCCTAAAAATTCTGTGTTGTACTTCCCACCTTCAGGTGCTTTGTGTTTGCCCTGGTGGAATTGTTTTTCAAGATTGGTATATGCCTCTGTAAGTTTTTCTAAATTTGGGCCATCATCATCCCAAAATTTATCTGGATACCATTCAGGTCTTTCATATGGCCCATCATCATCTACCTCTTCTTGAGGTTCAAGATGTGGGATATCTCCAGGTTGTTCATTCGTTTCTTCACTAGCAGGTTCATTCTGTCTAGCTTCGTCCATTAAACCTTGAGGTTCAGGTTGTTGCTGCTCTTCTGTTTTGACAGTATCGTCAGCAGCCAGTGCCTCATTCGCTTGGCT